TTCTGGATATCCAGGGCAAGCAATGATATTAAACTGTGTATTTTCTTCACGTAACGCTGTGCTTGATGCGATTGCTGACTTCATAGCTTCAACAACAATATTACGCTGTGCTTTGTGTCCAAAATACGGAACGCCATCTGCATCATTGCCGCTTGAGCTTACCCAAGATGCTTTGATTGTTGGAACTACTGCACCAGAGAAACTAGCTGGATTAGAGAACCATGTGCTTTCAAATCGTTTAACATTGTATCCACTTCTACGTGTGTTCCATAGTAGTGTTCCGCGAGCATATAATCTATAGTCAGGACAGTCATCGTCAATGTAATCACTAGTTCCTAATGTAGAGATAGCTACTAGATCATCAGTGACTGGATTTTTATTTCCGTCTGTGTCCCAACGTGCATCCGCAAATAGGATACCGTCCGTAGTTACTTGATCAGTATTATCTATCAGTTCCCATATTGATCCATTGTATCTATAAATTTTAGGATAGTTTTCTAGATCACCTGTAGAAACCCATAAATCACCCGCTACCACTGGACTAGTTCCGTCTGCTTGGTATGTAGGCTGTGTTGCACTTAGTATAGGGCCACTTGGATCTGTAAGTGTCAAGTCATACCCACGTGAGTCATTGGTTATGTTCTGATATCCTTTCCAACCTGAGCCACTCTGGATCATGATGTCAACAGCTAATGCTGAATTGTAATACCAATATGTTCCATCACCTGGATTGCTGTAAGGAGCAGTTGTAGAGTATGTATATGTTAGTGCTCTAAACGGACTAGCAAGGTATACACTTCCTCCTGATATAATTTGTATATTATTGTCAGAAAGTAGACCTGCTGTTGTTATTGGAGTACCGGTAACATACGTAAGTTTAATAGTACCACCAGCTAGATGACTAATACTAATAGCACCACTGCTTTCAATTGCGGCAACAATATTTGGCAAGTTTGCAGAAAGTATGTCTGCTACCATTGAAGTTGCTGTGGTTCCAGTTAATGTTACTGTTGCTGATTGTGTTGATGCTGATCCTGGTACTGATACTTCCATAGTAAACGAATTACCAATGGTGTATGTCTCACTTCCGCCAGCCGCTGTACCTGTAATTTTTAATATGCCAGCTACAAATTTGCGATATAGTTTAAATGTACCGGTTGTTGTGCCTAATGTATCATATTTTACATAAACAGACCCTGCGACTAAGTCACCACCGCCTGCTACTGGACTTAGTCCATATATGGCGGCATTGTCGTCTGCATATAACGGAGCAGTTAGTAAGCTCCAAGTTTCTGTAGTCGTGCTGTATTGTTTAATACCCCAATTAGCACCAGTACCTGTCGCTGATGTTTTAAACCAGACTGATCCAGCTGGGCGTGGGTTTGTGTCTGTTACTCTCCATGCCGGAGCATTTCGATATGTATCAAACGCTACTGTTGGTCCAAGCACTGTTTTAAGATTACCGGAATCATATGCTGTCCATAGACCTAATCTAATGGAACAATCTGTTCCAGGAATACCGTTTGTTCCACCAATTTCAATTCTTAATTGGCCGTCTGCTGTTGCTCCATCACTTGTAGCTAGGCTATCAGCAAAAAGTTCAAGTTGTCCTGACGCATTTGCTCTAGCACTAACACCTGTAATAGATGCTGTATTAATATCACTGGCCGCAACTGTGACTGTACTACCTGTTAATGTAATATTTGAAGCGTTAATCCTCATTGTTTGACCAATGGCCAAGTTAGCCGGGTTAGCAATGCTACCTGTTATAGTCGGAACTCTGTCTTTCCAATCATCACTACCAACTAATGCCCAAGTATTGTCGTAACCTTTGTAGTATACTGGATTTGAAGAACTTGTAGTAACTACAGCATATTCACCAATTGATCCTACAGAACTAATTGGAACTGTACCACTTACTTGTGCAACGTTTGAAATAATTCTTGGAGTAGATTTAACAAAAGCGTTTCCGTCTGAACCAAATCTATAGATACCCCATTCAGTACCACTGGTGCTTATGTCTAACCAATATGTCGCATCAGCTGGTTCACCAGTTGGACGAATGCTTGTGCCTTCTAATTGTGCTAAGTCAACGTTGGCACGTTGTATGTACATTTGATTAGATACACCAAGTGCGCTGTAGGCTGCCAACATACCGTATTCGTTACGTTCATCACCATGTAGAGGATTATCAGCTGAATCCACTTCAAAAGCAATTGAACCAAATTTTGTTACTAGATCTCTTTGACTAGTAATATTAAACACTTTACCGGCGTTTGCCGCTGTTGTGTAAGGTGCAACTGTTCCTGCTGGAGTAAGTTTATCTTGTTTCGTAGCAACAAGTAAGTAAGCGATTGAACCTGCCGCTGTTGGAGTATACTGACTTTCATCAGTTACGGTTACTTGTACTCCGGGTGAAATAAGTGCCATGGTATTTTTCCTCTATATAGGTTACTTTAAACTATTTATGATTATTTTGTTTTTTTGGTGGTGTTAGCCTGCCCTTTTAAAGGTTCGCTAAATAACTGTATGCAACAGCGATCTTTATGTGTGGCCTGCGGAAAAAAACCCAGCGCAATTAACTATAAACGTGGGGGGAAGACCTACTATAGGTCTCGCTGTGACAGTTGCATTAGGAAGAAAATTAACAAGCCAATGCCTAAACCCAGTTGGATCAAAGCAGGGTACAAGAAAAAACCCGTATGTGAAAAGTGTGGCTTTAAGGCAAGGTACAAAGAACAGTTATTTGTCTATTATATAGACGGTAATCTAAATAACAATCATCATCTAAATTTAAAAACTATCTGTGCTAACTGCCAATATGAAATTGCTAAAGAAGGACTTGGTTGGACTCAAGGCGATCTAACTCCGGACTATTAACAGAAAGAAACTCCTCAACTTGATCATATAGATCATCAAGTGTGTGATCATTGGTCATAGTTGCATCAAACTTTTGACCTACCCAACTGTACTCGCTAGCATGTACCTCTAACTCTTCTAATTTGGACCTACTTATTGCCCAACTAAAGTTTTGTTTAGGCCCTTTGTTATATTGTACTGCCGAATTATACCACTCAGGTTCCGGCCCACGCTTAACCCTAAGTACTTCGCCACCCATTGTTTTAATTGCTTTGAGCTCATTGGGGAAACGGCAGTCTGTAATTACTATGTCGTCTTTGGTATTTGCTAGTTTGTGTTCTAAGCTGGCTATCCACATGTTGTTGTGGAATGTTTTGCGTACTACATCAGTTCCCCAATACTGTAATACCCATCTAGGAGTTAGATGTGGCATATTAAGTCGTTTGGCCCACCATTGGTCTACAGTTTCTCTCCACTCGCGGCTTTGTTTGCTACGACCTTCTAAGAGGTCTCTATCCCAATCAAATGCGGCCGCTACTGCGTCCTTTAATGAATCTGCGAATGATTCGCGTTTGTATCCATGAATGTTGACTAGGTAGTCGGCAATAGTATCTTTGCCACTGCCCATAAAACCACATATACCAATTATTGATGACATTTCGTTCCTTTCATTGAACTACTATTATAACTAGTATAGACTGCAAGGTCAAGTAAATTTTAACCAATAACCCACCACATTGGTTGCCCGCCGTCTATGTATAGTTTGATCTCTTCGTCGAGCTTATCTAGTAGTGCAAGGCCTTCTTGTTTAAGTGCTGTACCGTTTAATGTAGTACCGCCTTGTGGGCCTGCAATTGTAGCAAATTTCTCACGTGCCTGCCCAATACTGATTGATGTAAGAGCATAGGCATAGTCTTGTATCCACGGAAATGCTTGAGGATCATTTAGTAATATTTGATCTGGTTTGTAGTTGTATGTCCATAGCAATACACTTTCTTTTACTATGTCTGGACCTTGTATGCCACCCCATGGAATTTTTCGCACTATGGTTAATTTTTTAGTAACCTTATTCCATGTAAAATTCATAAACCCGCCAAACATCTTCATAGCTAACTCTTGATATCCAGTGAATAGTTCATATTGAGCTAGGCCGCCAATACGTCCAGCTACCAACATATAAGTGTTTAGGTATCCTGATGCGAATGGTTCAAATTGGCTAGCTGTTGTTCCTGTTACTGATCCAATTCCACGACGGAATATCTGTTTGACATCAATAATGTAGTTAGGTAGTATGTATTCTTGTGTCTCTGGGTAAACATCTAAGAACACGTAGCTCTCTTCAACGGCATTAGAACTGCGTTGCCTGTATCTGTTGAATGCCTGTTTGATACCCATCTCAAAATGTTCTTGATCAGCTTCAACATCAATCATTCCATAGCCTAATCTTAAACGTATGTAGTCAATGATGTCAGCTCTAACGGATGCTACAGAATCTAACTGTGCCTGTAGATTAGCGTCAAACGCTATGTGTCCGGCACCACTACCTGTAACATTAGAATACAGATTCTTTGGTTCAACTGTTAGGGTAGAAGTCAGGTTACCTGAGGTGTTTGATATAAATTCTGGTAATTCGTTGGGCATTAGTTTTATCCTGTTATTCTGTATTTATGCTGAACAACAGGATAAATTTAGATTACTTTAAGGAGTATAGTATCTGCGTTGATACGTCCGTTGAGTTTAGTATCGGTTGTCTTGATTGATTCTATAAACTTACGTAATTGTATTTTTCCTGCACCTTTAAAGTCTTTTAACTGTTGTTCGGGCTTACGTAGAGTTTTTTGTACACTGTGGGATTGATCAAATCCCACAATACTAGTACCTTTAACACCTAGTGTGCCAGCATGTGCATCAGCTACATATTTTCCTAACTTACGAGTTTTGGTATTATAAACCCATAGTGTTTCTGCTGTTAATATGTCTACAGGATTTACTGATACCAATTTACTTTTGCTATCTTCTTTGAGATATTTTAGTTTAGCAACAACTTTTTCTTTTGCTGGTGCTTTGCGTACTCTTGCCTGTTTTGTTGCTTTCTTGACTTGTGCATAAGCTTCTAGATCAGCAAACAATTTAGCATAAAACGCCTCAAACCGCTTGTAATCTGCCGCTTTATAGTGACTATAACCTTCTTTTAGTTGCTCATCTTGTCCTGCTTTAGCTTCTATTAGTTCTTGCCTGTGTACTTCAAAAAATGCACTAATCTTTTTAATTAAGGCTTGTGGACAGTTTTCTGTTTTAAGATATTCAAATGCTTTAGGATCAGACACAGTTTCACCATTCATTAATTGATCTTCAAACAGTTCAAAATGCAAGATGTGCTTGTTAGCGATCTCGTTCATACGATCTTGTATTGTAGGAACGTTTACTTTGGGCTTGCTATCACTGACAACTGTGTCAACAATACCAGTTGCCTGGGTTAACAGTCTAGCTAATTCTTTGTTTATATAATTTGTAACTGGTTTAACTTTTCCTGTAGTACCACCAAGGCTTTCCCAATAGTCATTGTATTGTTCGTGAACATCAGGCATGCCTAGTGTCAGCATACGACACACTCCACCTAGAGTGCTACCAAATTGACTGTCTGAATTTTTAGCTATGCTTTTGCTATGTTCAGACCATTGCTCGCTGGCATTTACCCAATTAATTACCCATTTTTTGTATTGAGCCGTTTTAGCCTCTATGCTGTAGTAATACATAGCATCGTGTAAGTGCTTAGAATATGCGGCGCCTGACATTGCTGTTGCATTGTCCCATTTAGGTTCCTTAGCAGTGGCCATGCTCATTGCCTTGGTTGCCTTTGCTTTTCTTTTTGCACCGTCAATCTGTATCGCCATTTAGATTATTCCTTGTTGTTTCAATTATTATATTAGTAAAGTTCCCGTCTGTCAACCATTTAATAAAGTGCCAAATGTAATCATTTGTTCATAATTTGTTATTTCTTCGTTAATCTTAGTTATCATCTCTAGATGTTTTTTTGTTTGTTTCTGTTTTCTACGGCATTCTACTTCTTCAATACTTAGTTCAGTGATCATTGAATCAAAATTTCCTACAATCTTTTTCATTTGATTCTGATGAATACCAGTACCTTCTGCTAGCTTAATTAAACTAGTACGGACTTCTTGCCAATCAACACTTGATTCTATCTTCATAATACTAATTATACATTCATTTGGGCAGGATGTCAATGACGATAAATACTAGATAATTAGGATTTTACAATGCCGCGTTTAAGTTTATATAAGCCTACTAAAGGTAACGACTACAAGTTTTTTGATAAGAGAATTTCGGAGATGTTCACTGTGGGCGGCGTTGATGTCAACGTTCACAAATATCTCGGGCCTCTTGATCAAGGATTTGTTAGTAATACTGAGCCTGGTGGAACAAGCCTTACTAGCATACAAGATCTATTGTTCCTAGAAAATCGCGATCGCAAGTATGATACCAGTATCTATACCATGCGTACCATTTACCGCATCAATGATAATGATTTTGATCTGACACAGTTTGGCCTTTTCCTAACAGGTGACACTATGTTTGCCGTGTTCCATTTAAGCGATATGGTACAGACTATTGGTAGAAAATTGATAGTAGGTGATGTCTTAGAACTTCCAAACCTTAAGGATCTGTATCCGTTAGACGATACATTGCCTGTTGCACTTAAAAGATATTATGTAGTTAATGACGCTACACGTGCCGCAGAAGGGTTTTCACCAAGTTGGTATCCACACCTATGGCGCGTTAAACTACAACCATTGGTAGACAGCCAAGAATACAAAGATATCATTGACAATATTGCGGCTGGTGACGGGACTGATAGTAGCATATCTGACGTGTTAAGTACATATGACAAATATCTTGACATCAATGATGCTATCGTTGAACGTGCAGAAGCTGATGTTCCTAAGAGTGGATATGACACTACTAATCTATACACTGCGCCAGTAACAGCATCAGGACTTCCGGGCGACCCAGATGGAGTACTTACAAGCTCGAATGCCAATGTTTCTAGCAATACCTATTCAAGTTCTAGCACAGTATCACCAAGTGCTAAAGTAGAAGGATATCTGACTAGTGATGCATTACCGCCAAATGGGGCTAGTGTGTCAGCTGGCATATCATTCCCTACAAGTCCAGTAATAGGTGAGTTCTTCCTTAGATTAGATTATGTTCCAAATAGATTATTCCGCTATGATAGCCGTCGTTGGGTTAAAATGGAAGACGGCGTTAGGACAAATCTTACTCCGGGTGCTAGCAACCAAACACAGCGTAGTGGATTTGTTAATAATACCGATGCTAACTATGCTAATGCATTAGCCTGGGATGCCATACGTATTCCAACAGGAGCATATACTCCTGCGGCAAATGCACAGACATTGTCATTTACTCTTAGTTCTAAACAAGTAGTTACTAAGACCCTGTATGTAAGTACATACGGTGTTAAAACAAAACTTAACAGCACTATTATAACTAATACCATTAGCAATACCAGTGGTAACATATCATTTACTGTATCTACTGCATTGAATACCGAGGATGTATTAGAATACACAATCTATGCTAACGTAACATATCAGCGGCAAGGGCTCAGTGACGCTCTTAGCCCCACAGCGGACAATTAATTATGGCGGCACTTCAACAGTTTTTTTATGATGCTCAGATTGAGCGATTCCTGGCACAGTTTATTAGGATGACTTCAGGATTCCAAGTGGAGTTTGGCAAAGACAGAGATGGCAACAAGACATTACAAAGAGTTCCTGTTTACTACGGAGATGGTAGTCGACAAGTAGCATCAATACTTAATAATATGAGTGAAAATGCTATGATGGCAGTTCCGGCGATGACTGTGTACATTAATAATGTGACCTATGACAGAGATCGGGTGCAAGAACCTAACTTTGTTGGTAAGATGAACATACGGCAAAGAAACTACAACGAAGAAACACAAGAATATGAG